TCACACGAACGCATTTAGCCAATTTGAGGATTCCAGATGGCCGGACACAAAGGCCGACAAGGCAGAAAACCGAAAATCACCGCAAAACATCAGCTGGAAGGCACGTTTCGCGGGCACCGTCACGCTGACCGAATGGACTCGGCACCGATGTCTGCACCGCTGAACCTCGTCAAGCCATCGACCATCGGCGATGTCGGGTCGTGGCTTTGGGAACTGACGATTCGCAACCTGCCAGGCGGCGTGCTACGTGACCAAGACGCTGCGAAGCTGGAACTGCTGTGCGTGTCGTGGGAGCAGTATCGCAAGCTACTGGACCGGATGCAATCAGACGACGACCCGAACCTCATCAACAAACTAAAGAACCTCGCTGACCTAATCGACAAGTTCGGCAAGCAGTTCGGCATGTCGCCGCTGGACCGTGCATCGCTGAAGGTGGAAGACCCGAAGGAGCAGGCTGACCCATTCGCTGAGTTTATGAAAGCAGGACTTAATTGATTCGTGCCGCTGTCTATCGTGACACCGTGACCAGCTACTGCGACGACGTGCAGGACGGCACCGTCGTGGCGTGCGATATGGTCAAGGCGGCGGTTGCCCGGTATCAGAGGGACTTGGAGCGTCAACAGACACCGGACTTTCCTTATCGGCTAAACCAGCAGCGAGCGGAGAAGTCGTGCCAGTTTTTCCCGATGCTGCTGCGACATTCCATCGGCGAGTTCGTCGGGCATCCGTTTCACCTCAGTCCGTGGCAGGCGTTCATTAACTGGAACCTGTTTGGATGGGAACGCGAGGACGGCACCCGGCGTTTTCGCAGAGCATTCATCAGCGTGGCCCGCAAGAATGGCAAGTCCTCCTACTGTGCAGGGCTGGCGTTGCTGCTGACGGCGGCAGACCGGGAGGCTGGGGCGGAGGTTTACATCGGGGCGACGAAGCTGGACCAAGCCCGCATTATTCACAAGGAGGCTAACCGGATGCTGCGGCAGTCGCCGTACCTGGGGCGGCACGCCAGCATCACAAAAGATAACGTCGCATTCGATGCGACCAATTCATTCCTGCGGCCACTGGGCAGCGACAAGCCTTACGACGGGTTAAACCCTCATGGCGTATTCTTCGACGAGCTGCACGCTTGGCAGGAATATCACCGGGACTTCTACGCAACGATGACGACCGGCTCGGCGGCACGCACGCAGCCGATGCAGGTGATGATTACCACGGCGGGCAATGACCGCAGCCGCATCTATAACGAAGAACTGACCTACACTCGCGGCGTCATCAAGGGCGACTGGCAGGATGATTCCACGTTCGGCATCATCTACGAAATCGACGAGGCGGATGACCCGTTCGATCCGGCTGTCTGGGTCAAGGCCAACCCAAACCTGAACATCTCGGTGAAGCTCGACTATCTGAGCGAGCAGGCGACCAAGGCCAAGAACAAGCCGCAGGCCCGGCACGACTTCATGCGTTACCACTGTAACCGCACCGTCTCAAGCGTCGAGAACGGCATCACAGCGGAACTTTGGGACAGCATCGCGGCACCGTTGTCGAACTGGGACGAAGCCGATGCCATTGCTGCTGGCGTTGACCTTGGCGGCAAAGACGACCTCGCTGCCTACGCGTTGGCGGCCCGGTTCAAAGTCGGCGAGACGGAAGACGACGCCGGAAACTTGCGTCCAATTTACCGCTACGAGATTCGCAGCCGGGCGTTTATCAGCGAAGAGTCTCGGCGGGATTTGACGCAGCAACCGTGGTCGCACTGGATTCACAGCGGCCAGTTGGTCAAATGTCGCTACGTCGTGGCCAGTTTGCGTGACTCGCTGCTGGATGACTGCGAGGAACTTGGCATTCAGATGGTGGCGTTTGACCCCTACAACGCTTCCCAACTTGGTGACGAGCTGGACGCGGCAGGACTGACTGCGGTGAAGATGCCGCAGGCCCATCACCATTTCAACGAGGTGCTGCTTGAGTTCCAAAACGCAGCGGTCGAGGGACGGCTGCGTCCGGCAGTGAATGACCCGGTGCTGCGGTGGTGTGCCCTCAATATGAGCATCAACCGCAACAGCCGGGACCAAGTTATGCCGGACAAGAAGCACAGCAAGGAAAAGATAGATGCGGTGGTTGCGTCTTTGATGGCGATGCGTGCGGTTATGGTGTGCAAGTCGAAGTTTACTGGCAGTCTGTTTATAGGCTAATGGAGTGGCACTGATGGGATTCGGACTCAATGGCCTGATTAAATGGTTCAATGGAACCGATGACGGCGTGACGCCAGTAAACCCGCACACGATGCTGGGGCTGGCTGGCGTGTGGTATGCCATGTCGAAGATTAGCGGCATGGTCGGCCAGATGCCGCTGGAGATTCGCCGCAAGATTGACGGAGGCGGCAGCGACGACGGCATTGGCCATCCGGTTTGGAACCTGCTTAGGTGGCAACCAAACGACTACCAGACCGCCGACGTGTGGAAGGAAACCATTCAGGGCCACGCCATCGGCTGGGGCAACGGGCGTGCGGTGGTGATTCGCCAAGCAGGCAGGCCGACGGAGCTGCTGCCGCTGATGCCTGACCGGACAAAGACCTACATGGTCGGCGGCGAAAAATATCACGTCACCAACCCGAACATGGACCACGACCGCATCGCTGCCTACGCTGGCGACTTCGAGGCGGCGATGACTGCCAACCCTGAGACGACCGTCGTTATCCACGACCGGGATGTCCTGCACATCCAAGGCTTCGGCTACGACGGCGTCGAAGGCAAGTCGTTCGCCAGCGTTGCGAGGGAGTCTCTGTCGATGGGCCTGAACGGTCAGCGGCTGGCGACGAAGCAATCGGAAAAAGGATTCACTGGCCGGATGATGCTGCAGGCTCCGCCGGGTTCATTCCGTGACGAGAAGCAGGCGTCGGAGTTCCTGACGACATTCCGCAAGCATCACAACGAAGACGGTGAACTGGTCGGCCTGCTGCGGGAAGGCGTGACGGCCAACGTGCTGACGATGTCGAACCACGATGCCCAGTTCGTCGAACAACAGAAGTTTAACCGCACTGACATCATGCTCTGGTTCGGCCTTGAGTCGATGCCTGGCGATGAAAGTCGCAGCAGCTACTCCAGCCTTGAACAGAAGCAGCTCTCGGAATTGCAGTCCTGCCTGAATCGCTGGCTGGTCAAATGGGAAATGCAGTGCCGCGCCAAACTGCTGACTGACCGCGAAAAGATTGCGGACCAGTATTACTTCAAGTTCAACCGTGGCACGCTGATCATGACTGACATGAAGACGACCGTGGACACGCTGGCACAGGGCATTGTTCACAAGATTATCAACCCGAACGAGGCACGCGCCAAGCTCGACATGAACCCCTATAGCGGCGGCGATGTCTATAGCAACCCGAACATCACGACCGACGAAGTGGACCCAAGCGGCGACAACTCAGACGACAACGACGTAGACGAGGCGGAAGCACCAACCGCAGCACCAGCGGCACAGGCACAGCTCCAGCACATGGTCGGCGTCGAATGTAACCGCATCGAGCAGCGTGGCCTGCGGGCGAAGAACTTCGTGGACTGGGTCGATGGCTTTTACGCTCGCTGGCAGGAACGGCTGGAATCGACAGCCGGTGCGGAGGACTGCGACGTGGCTGGATACTGCAAGCGGCACAAGGACGCACTACTGGCGGCAGCGGATAAGCAACCAGCCGAGTTCGTCGAAGCGGTCAAGGCACTGGTCACCGGCTGGCGGGCGGATGGCGTCAAGGAGCTGTCCAGCCTATGAGTGAGCGTGTCTTCGTCTGCGTTGGTCCGAACCGTGGGGATGCCGAGATGCTGCGTCTGCTGCAAGGGCACGACCGCTTTTTTATGTTCGAACCGCTGCCGGATGCGGCTGCGTTCCTGCGGCAGCACAACGCACACGTCGCCGATATTTTCCACGTAGTCGAAGCGGCCTGTGGTCCAGCTACCTGCCGGGCCAAGATGCGAAGGTACAACACAAACGGAGTCAGCAGCAGCCTCGGCGTTTGCACGGAGCAGGCCCGGGAACTGTACCCGCAAGCGGACTTGAGCGAACAGGGCGAGGTAGAGGTGCAGGTGGTGAACCTCGGCGAGTTCCTTGAATGGTTCGGCGTCAAGCAGATTCAGACGCTGATGACCGACGCACAGGGCATGGACCTTGCCATCCTGAAAACGATGGAACCATACTTCCGCAGGCGGGCAGTCCAGCGGGTAATACACGAAACGGATGCCGACGGGTTCAAGCACTACGACGGACTGCCGGATAACTCACTGTCTGGTGCGGTGGCGTTTATGGAACAGTTTGGATGTTACCGGCCAAGCAGAATGCCGGGCAGGAATGACTTTAACTTCGACATGGAATGGAGGCTGGAATGCTGCGGGTAAACGAGAAGACACGGGAAATGTTCGTCTACGGCCAGATCGGGCCAGCCGACTGGGGATTCATCGGGGCCGACTCCATCGTCGAAGGGCTGGGCATGCTGGGCGACGGACCCATCAGCGTGCGTGTCAATTCACCTGGCGGCAGCGTGGATGAAGCGGTCGCAGCGGTGGAGAACCTGCGGCGGCATGGCGGCGAGGTGACGGTAAGCGTTGACGCCTTGGCGGCATCGGCGGCAACCCTGTTCCTCGTCAGCGGATTCAAGGTTACGGCGGCACCACGGGCGATGGTGATGATTCACCAGCCGCACACGATTGCCATTGGCGATGCGTCCGCAATGCGGAAAACGGCGGACATTCTGGACAAGTACAGCGAAACGCTGGTCGATGCCTACGCTGCCAAGATGGACGCCAGCCGGGATGAAATCTTGGCGATGGTGGCGGAAGAAACTTGGTTCACCGCCAAGGAAGCACTGGCTATTGGGCTGGTCGATGAGGTGGTCGACATCAAGGACGCACCAAAGGCGATGGCCTCGGCGTCCATGTTCCGCCATCCGCCGCAGGAATTGTTTGACGCCAGCAAGCCAGCCACGCCAGTAGAGCAGCGGTTCCCGAAACTAATTGCCGCAAAACTGCGGGCAATACGACTAAAAAGACGTGACACTTGATTCGGTAATTGAAAAGCGTATTATTTCAGACGGCGGGAATGTCTCGCCACACATTTTGAAAAACTCCCAGAGAGTTCGGTTGTCATCGACTCGACGGGCTGACGTTTGGAAACCAACGTCGGCTGTCGCAGTCGATTTCTTTTTTTGCTGCCTGACAGTCGGCACAAAAAAGGAATGACCGATGAAGACTGTAAAGGAATTGCGGGAAGCGATTCAGGAGCAGCACGACCGCGTAGCTGCGATTCTGGCCGTTGCCAAGGCCGAACAGCGTGATCTCAACGCTGACGAGGAAAAGGAAATCGACGAGGTCCAAGGCAAGGGCGACCAAGCCGGAAAGCTCGGCGAACTGGAAGCGAAACTCGACCGGCTGCTGAAGGTCGAAGCCGCACAGAAGCAGATTGCCCGTCAACGGTTCGACGCTGACAAGCAATCGGACGAAGTTGTTGCCAATGGCGAGTTGAACGTCGCTGCTGTCAAGGTTCCGGCCAAGGCGAAGGGCGGCGTGGTCAAGGCTTTCCAAGGCCCTAACGCCGACAAGGAAGCCTACATTGCCGGTCAGTTCTTCCTCAGCATCAACGGCCATCAGGGTGCCAATGAATGGCTGAAGTCGCACGGCATCCAAAACGCCATGTCGACCAGCGACAACACCAAGGGCGGCTATCTGGTGCCTGAAGTGCTGGAATCGGCCATCATCCGCAACGTCGAAGAGTTTGGCATTGCTCGCCGGGAATGCCGCGTTTACCCGATGGGACCGGGCGTAACCCTGATTCCTCGCCGGGCTGGAGGATTCACTGGCTATTTCGCTGGCGAAAACAGCAGCGTCACCGCATCGGATTTGGCGTTCGACCAAGTTCGGCTAGAAGCTCGCAAGTTGATGGTCTTCTCCAGCTGGTCCAGCGAACTGCCGGAAGACAGCGTCGTGGCCTTGGGTGACTTGCTGACCCAAGAAGTTGCCCAGTGTTTTGCCGTCAAGGAAGACCAATGCTTGTTCCTTGGCGACGGCACCAGCACTTACGGCGGAATCCTTGGTTTGGCAAATGCCTTGGCAGCGGGTGCTTACGCACAAACCGCAACCAACATCGACACCCCAGCCGAGATCACCATTGCCTCCTTTGAGGAAGCGATGGGCAAGTTGCTGATGCTGCCTGGCATTCAGCCGAAGTGGTACTGCCACAGCTCGATTTACCACAACGTGCTGCAACGGCTGGCCAATGCTCAGGCCG